TCTATGCTTTGTATCAAGATAAAGCTAATGGATTATATGACCAAGTAATTGGTACGATTGAAGCTGATATGATGGCAGGACGTATTCCTGATGAATGGCGACAAAAACCATTTGTAGAGTTATATGAGTTCGTTGCAACTCAATTAACTAACCAACAACAAGCTCAATCTATTGGTTCAACTCAAGCTGTAACACAACAAGTTCAACACCCACAACCTCAGATTGTTGGACACAATGTACAACCTAATGCAGTAATTCATTCTAAACAGAATACTGCTCCTAAATCTGCTGGCATTACTAATGCTGGTTCAACTCAACCTAACTACGCTGATGTACCTGATTTCATGTCAATGACTGATGAACAGTTTGAAGCATGGGAAAAAGCTAATGCAGGTCTTCGGTTTAATTAAGAAAGTGAAATAACATGGCTGAATTAAATCCCATCCCAACTCCTGCCTATAATGGCACTTCCACTCACAACATGGATACCTTTAATCCTCGCGCTCATTTACACAATGACCCTACTGGTATTAATGGTACTCCTGTACCCAGTACTATTGGTCAGCAAAGCGTTAATGCTTATTACCTGAAGAAAACTCTTAAAGATGCTGCCAAGAAACGTAAGTTTGGTGCATTGGCTGATGTAACTACAATGCCTAAACACATGGGCAAACGTATTCGTGCATACGTTGAAATCCCTTTGCTTGATGACCGTAACTTGAATGACCAAGGCATTGATGCTTTGGGAGCGCAAATCCGTAATGGTAATTTGTATGGTTCAAGCAAAGATATTGGTAAAATCCTTGGTCGTATTCCTGTAGTATCTGAAATTGGTGGTCGTGTAAACCGTGTTGGTTTCCAACGCCGCGAAATTGAAGGTACTTTTAATAAATTTGGTTTCTTCTACGAATGGTCTAATGAATTTGAAGCATTTGACAGCGACCCTAATGTACTAGCTTCTATGTATTCCCGTGCTATTGAGGGTGCAGAACAAATTTATGAAACCATGCTTCAAATTGATTTGTTGAATGGTGCTGGTACTTTGGTATATGCTGGTACTGCTGTATCTGATGCTACTATGGACAAAGATTGTGTGGTAACAGTAAATACACTCTCTCGTTTGTCTCAGGCTTTGACAGCTAATCGTACACCAAAAAACACCAAAATCATTACTGGTTCAACAATGCAAGATACTCGTACTGCAACAACACATCGTATTTTGTTTGTTGGTTCAGAATTGAAACCTGTTCTAGAACGTTTGTTGGATAACTTTGGTAATCCTGCTTTCATTCCTGCCCATAAATATGGTGCAGCTACAAAACTCATGGAAGATGAAATTGGTATCATTGGAGACTTCCGTGTAATTGAAGTAGAAGAAATGACACGTTGGGCTGGTGCAGGTGCTGCTGAAGACCCAAATGCCAATATGTACGCTACTAACGGCAAATACGACATCTTCCCAATGTTGTGTATTGGTTCAGAGAGCTTCACTACTATCGGTTTCCAAACTGGTGGTAAAGGTTCTAAGTTTGTAATTCAAACTAAAAAACCTGAAGCTCATCGTGATGACCCTTATGGCGAGATTGGTTTTACTTCTATCAAATGGTACTATGGCATTATGTTCTTACGTCCAGAACGTATCGGTTTGATTAAAACTGTAGCTCCCTATTAATTGATTATGTAGTTTAGACGGGAGTAGAAATCCTCCAGTCATTTTGACAAGGAAATAAATTATGAATACTAATGATGTAAAAGAATTAGACGATTTGAACCAAGATAATAATGATGTTCAAGTTGAAACTCCTGAAGAGAATAATCGCCGTGCTTTAGTAGAACGTGCAGAGATTTTAGGTCTTAAATTTCCTAAAAATATTACTACTCCTAAATTAGCTGAATTGGTAGCAGAAGCTCTTTCTAACCCCGAACCAGAACAAAAAGAATTAAATGTAGCAGCTCAACAATATCAAGATATGTTGGCTTTGGTTCGTGTTCGCATTACTGTGCTTAATCCAGCTAAACAAAGTTGGGATGGAGAAATTTTCTCTGTAGGCAATGACCGTATTCCTGTGCAGAAACGATATATTCCATTTAATGCTGTTGATGGTGTTTGGCATATTGAACGTATTTTTGTGGAGATGCTTAAATCTCGTAAGTATCAATTTATGACTGAACACGCTACTGGTTCAAACCCTAAAGCCTATGGCGTAGATACTTCTAAGATTAAATTGCTTCCTGAGTTCTCTATTGAGGAACTTCCTCCCCTAACTAAAGAAGAATTGGAAGAGTTGGGTAAACAACAAGCTATGCAGGGTTCAATTCAAAACAGCTAAACATTACCCAAATAATCCAAGTAGGTTACAATCCTGCTTGGATTTTTTATTGGAGAGAATTATGGGTGGTATTGATTATAGCCGAGTAAAAGAATTAGGGTATGATTATGTTGGAAGACCTATACAAGATGCTGCTGCTAGTATTGCAGTAGGGGGAGCAAATGCAGCAGATGCTGTTTTAGTAGGCTTACCTGATTATTTAGGACAAGTAGCAGGAATTAACCCTACTGGGGAGGGTTGGAGAACAACTCTTCGTAATGATGATGGAATGATTGGTTTGGATTTAAAACGTGGTGGAGAGTTACTACGAGATAAAGTCTATTCTAATAAAACCAAACAAACCAGACAAAACTTATCTAATGATACTGGTTCAACTATTAATTACATTTTAGCTGACCCAATAGGTGCTGCTACTTATATTGGAGAAGAAGTACCCAGTATTTATTTAGGAGGAGCTGTTGGTAAATTAGGTAAGATTAAATCAGGAGTAAATTTAGCTAAAACTCGCCAAGCTCCACGAATATTAGGAGAGATGCTCGTATCTGCTGGGCAAAGTAAATCTCAAAATGCAGGTAATGGTGCAGCATTAGGTCAAGGTATTAATGCTACTAATGAAGCTAATGCAACAGGGTTAGCTATGCTACTTGCAAACAGATTTCTTCCAAGTAAAGTATCTTAAAAAGCTGTACCAGTATTATTGAATGGTGCTGGTGTTGCAAGACAAAATTTTATTAATTATGTTACACCAAAATAAGGAATTACTATGTCTATAATGATTAATCGTAAAGTAGCCCGTGCTTATGATATTTCATCTTATGGTACTGAACATCCAGATTATGTTGCCATAATGGTTGATAAAACAGAACAACCTACATACAAAGATTTATTCAAACATTCAGATAAATTAGACCCAGATTTTAATGATGCTCTTGGTTCAAAACCATGTACTACATTAAATATGTGTGTACCTGCTATTCATGTACCTGATGTTACTAAAGCACTTGCAAATGATTTAATTGACAAGAATACAGGTAAACCTTCTGATTTAGATTACAAAGTAGCAGAGGAAGTTCGTAATCTTGCTGATACCATCCTTACTGAACCAGATACTATTCTGCTCCGAAAGCATGACTTAAAACAAGGAGACATTATATTTCCACCTGATGAAGCTCTTGCTCAATTAGGCTATACATTACATAAATCTCCAAATATTAAGGCATCTCAAGAATTAGTAACTAACGCTAATACAGCTTGCAGACCTGATACTAAATTTGAAATTCCTAACGCATCTGGTATTGATTGGCAAGATAAAAACTACAAAGACTTGTTAGATAAACTTAAAGATTTAATGGATAAAGATATTGAACCAGAGAAACTACAATTATCTGTATCCAATGAAGATTTAACAGAACGTATTATTAATGGACATGGTACTTTTGATTGGATTGCTTCCAGTATCTTTAATCAACTGGTTCATGCTAAAAATCAGGGATTACTTACTGATGGAGATATAGCAGAAGTTTATTCTCAAACTCTTGCTCAAGGTATGCAAGTAGCTGCTCAATTTGTATTGGAACGGGATAAAACATGGATTGCTAACCTTACTGCTCTGGCTCAAGCTAAACAAGCTAATGTACAAGCTCTTTTAGCTGAAGCAGAAATCTTAATGTTACCCTCTAAAATGGAATTAGCTTATGCTCAAGTAGAAGTTCAACGTAAGCAAATAGAATTACTCCAATATCAAATTGAAGTACAGAAAGCTCAAATACCAAAAGAAGCAGCTCAAATTGACCAAATTCATGCTCAAACAGATTTGATTTGTGTTCAACGTAAGCAGGCACTTGAAGCTCTGGCTCAATCTGATTTAGACCGTAAATTAAAAGAACTTCAGATTAACTCTGGTTCAGTTGATTTACAAATTAAAGAACATCAAGCGAACCAAGCCCAAATTAATACTCAAACTGCTCTGGTTCAACTGAGATTGCTCAAAGGTCAAGTTAAACAGCTTGTAATGGACAGCAAACTTAAAGCCCAACAACTTCTCAAAGAGAAAGAACAGCAGGCTTTAATCAAAGCTCAAACAGCTACTGCATACGCTTCTGTAACAGCTACAGCAGAGGCTATTAAGGCTGCCAAAGCTCAATACTCAGATACCATTGACGGAGAGCCTGTAGGTGGCGTTCTAGGTGCACAAATGGCAGTAAACAAAATGCAGGTAGAGGCTTTTGACCGAGATGGCTTCTACAAACTTGCTAGTACCGTAAAAGACGGCTGGAACGCCAAGAAAACATCTGATATTGCTACACTCTCTCCAAATGCCTTTACAGCATTTGGTGTTGATAGGGTTATTGCAGCGTATGCTCAGAAATTCAATATGCCTGAAAACACATTTGAATTGCCTAACAACTATACTGATTACTTATCAGATGCTGAAATGGATGGTACAGCGCCCACTCCAAGTACTTCAAACTCTACTGTTAAACCATAAGGAATATTCATGGCTATCGCTGGTATATCTGCTCACAAGACAACCATATACCATTCTCAGCAAGTCAGCTTACTTAATGCAGGTTGGCTTGCTGACCCTGTTCAAACAGCAGCTATGTCTGGAGCAGTATCTAATTCTGACCCAGCTACTGCTGTTATGAATGCGGTACAAAATGGTATTGGTTCAAACTTTAGACAATATTATCCTTACGCTACTAGAAGATTTAAGAAGCGTAATTGTAATTACTCACTCTCTTATATTCAGAATACTGGTTCAGTAGAATTTGGTCTTAATCGTAAAAGATTAATATCATTACTTCCTGAACTAGATGGTAAAGAATTTCGTATTGTTCAGGATACAGATACTTTTAGTTTATCTGGAGCTAAAACATTTCAAGATATGGATACTTTGTTTGGTTGGAATGATTTTACCGAAGCTAAACCAGACGGTACTAATATTGTTATTACTGGTGCATTTGAACCAGTAACATTCCTTGAAAGTACAGAACCTTTAAAAAATTCTTGGATAGTAGGTACAGAGTTATCTCAAAATCTTCCTGTACTTATTCTTGACCCAAGTATTAATGAAAATGTAATTAAGTCCAGATACTATCTTTTAGCAAAAGCTAAATACACTCCTGAACCATCAGCAGGTATTGTTTATTGGCTCAGTTCTAAAGGATTTGAACCAGAGAAAGTAGGTAAAAAGAAAAAGATTACTTATACAGAAACAGCTTTCAATTCCTCTGGCATTGACCCAAATAATCTTGCACCAGTAGAAACAAATAGAATTACTGATTGGGAAAATGATAATGAAACGTCAATGAATATTAATACTGATGTTTTACCAGATAATCCCAATACTGGACGGGATTTGGAGAAAATTCCTATTGGACAACCAGTAGAGAATGTCAAAATATTTTATCGTCAATATTCTCTTTCATATACAGACAAGAATAACAATTTAATTCATGTTACTTATGAATGGGAAGAAGAGGGTAAGATTGTTTATGATAGTGAAGGTTATGTATGGGCTACTGAAAAAGAAGAAAGTCATAATGGAGTAAGAGATTACTTTAAACGTATTAATGACAATATTACTTCTAAAGTATCTTTGAAAAAGAAATTTAAATTTTATCCCTATCTTCCAATTAAAGAATACAATACTTCTGTATTGGATTTTAAAAATACATTCCCTTATCTTGCAGCATTAAAGAAATTTAATGATAAATCCAAAGATAATGATACGGAAGATAGTCCTAAAACTCAAAGACAAGGAAAGAAAAAAGACCAAAAACATTCTAAAACTAAACCAGATAGAGTACTGGCTCGTAAAGCTAAATACGAACGTAAAATGAAAGTAAAAGGTTTAGCTGGTATTACCGAGAAAGATGAAAGACATCTGGTTCAAATGGGTAAATTACTAAATACCGACTACAAAGAGGTATGTAGTTCCCTTGCAATTAATGAAGATTACGATAAAATTTACTCAGCTAATATTATTCCAGCTATTCCTCTTGGTTCAAACTTTGATGAAGTTAATGATTACTGGTTCAAATTCATGGACAATGTTCTCAAAAATATTGACTCATTACATTTTCTCAAATTTGAAACTGCTGTAAATAGTTTACCAAATAATTGTACCTTTAAAGATGTTTTATCTCTTCCTAGAATTGAATTATCTTATGGAATTGAAAATGGACAATTTGGTGGATTTCTTAGTTTTGCTTATATTAAAAAATTTAAGATTACTGGTTCAATAAGAACAGTAAAAAGAAAGCACAGATTAACTGAAGTTAAATCAGGTCTTCATTGTGAATTATGGAGAATACAAGGAAATGATTTAAAACGTTACTTAACTAATCCTAGTAAAGAACTTCAACAAAATATTTACCATACTTCCCAAGTATCAGGAAGACAATATAACTGTGGTACAGGCAATCTTCATGTAAATATTTCTGCTATTGAAAAACCTTACGAGGGTAAAGTTAATAAAGCTAGTGCTATGCCAATTAAACAAGACATTAATAAAGCAGAATTAATGTTTAGTGATTTTGGTTACACATTCTTTTGCAAAGATATTGGAAACAATGAACTTGAAGTAATTGCAGTAGCAGGTTTAATTGGGGGACAAACTCGTACAGGATATACTGCTCATGACCATGGTTCTATTTGGTTAGATGGAGATACTTTAGCTGCCAGAGCAAACCATGAATTGAGTATGTTCTGGGCAAGAAATTTCCAACGATACTCAATGAAAGTGAATGCAGAAAAGATTGACGTAAAGACTACTTTTACTGCCGGTTCAAGAAAAAGAAAACTGGAAACCAATGTTCAGTCTTTTTTTATTGTACCGATGGATTGGAGGACTGTTTCTAGGCTCTCAGGCACGTCTATAATGCGTTTATCTCAGAGGGGGGTTATTACCCTTACTTGGACGAAAGTTCGCGTTAGAAGACTTCGTGGGTGGGTTAAAACGGTACTTCAGATTATTGGTGTTATCATAGCGATTGTAGGCACAATTTACGGCGGATGGGGTGGAGCAGCAGGTGCTTCAATTATGGGTATTGCTAAAGCAATTGCTTATGCTGTAATAATCCAATTAGTGATTAAATATGGTTTACAATTATTAATTAAAGTATTTGGATTAAAAGGATTTCTTGCAATTATTATTGCAGTAATTGTTGCTGTTGTTGCTATGGCTGCATCTGGATATTTAAACATTTCTAGTTTACCTTATGCTAGTCAAACAGCTACAGCTTCAGTTGCAAGTAATGTAAGTACACAAATTGCTACTCAATCAGTATCTCAATCTATGTTAAATACAGTTACTGAATCTATAAAATCAGCAATTACTAATGCTATTAAAGAATTTACTTCAATGGGATTAAAAGAAAGTTTGAAGTTTAGTGTTGAATTAGCTAGTAAAGCTGCGGATACTGCTACAGAGTATATTGGAAAAGAAACTCAAAAGATTGCTCAACAAATGGAACAGGCTTCTAAAGAGTATGACCAACACATGAGTGAATTACAAGAACTCCAAGAATTGAACCAGCAAAGAACAGCACCTTATGATGTTAAAGAAGTAATGTATGCTCTTATGAATAAAACTAAGTTATACCAACCTGATAATTTCCTTACACTTACTCTGATGTCTGATAATACATTAGCAAGTGAGGAATTTCTCTCAGGCTTTATTGAAAGTAAACTTAGTCTTGAACCAGAAACATTTGATAGTATTGGTTCACTTGATTTCTCTCTTAAAATGAAAGGCTAATATGACTGACTTTATTAGATACGGTACAGGTAACACATTCCAATTTAATGGTCTTGGTTATCGTGATGCTAACTTAAATACTCCATACTTTAGTGGAGTACAGGCATGGAAATCTGGTTCTCCAGCAGACCAGTTTTTATCCATGCCCAAACCACAACAATCAGTTAATCCCACCAATGGCATTAATTGGTTACAACCAGCATCTAGTACTGGAATTAATCCTATTACACAACCAACAGGTATTACTGGTTCAACTACTCCAGTTACAATACCCAGTACTTCAGTAACTCAGCCTATTACAGGCTCAGTAACTACTTCTACTACTGGTTCAGTAACTCAACCAACATTACCTGCTGGATTGAGTTATCATGGAAATGAGTTTAATCCCTTTGATATGCCTACTTTAGCTAGAACACAAATTAATGGTTTAAATAATTTTGATACCAGTAAATACACTACTAACCAACGAAGTTGGTTAGGTAGAGAAACATCTACTATTGATGGTAATTCTATGTTCAATGATTTGATGGGTAATCCTGCTTTTGCTAAAGTTTATGGGGCTTATCCAACTCAAATACAAAATGGATTAAAACAAGGATTATCCTCAGGTGCTATTAGTGTTCAAATGGCTACACAAAATCCAGCTCAAGCTCTTTCTGTAGCTCAACAACTTGCGAACCAAACTGCTAATAGTAAATGGTCTATGCAAGATAAATTAGGTTTGGTTCAGTCTGGTATTGGTGCTATTACTTCTCTAGCTAATCTTTATATGGGATTTAAACAACAGAAATTAGCTCAGAAACAGTTGGAAGAAAACTTACGATTACAGCGTGCTAATTATCGTAATCAAGCTCGTGCAATGAATGCTCAATACCGAGACCAAATGTCAGGACGCGGCTCTACTGTTATGTCTGGTTCAAGTAAACGTGCATTAGGTGAAATGTATAACAATCGTAAAGTATCGGAGACTTACTAATGTTAAATCCAATAGATTATGATAGTGCACAAGGAATGCTTCAAGTTGAACCAGTGTTCACTAACAAACCATATTATTTAGGTAATAATAGACGATTAAGAAATAAAATTAATCAAATAGAAAAAGAAAACCAATACCAACCTATAGAATATGGTCAAGTGCAATCAGTTCCTAATGAACTGCAAGCAGGTAAATTTATTAGACCTGATAATTCTCCAATATCTTATCAAGATTTGAACCAGCAGAATATCTATTCTTCAGGATTAACTGCTGAATTGAGTGATAATGCTTTACAAATCTCTGAGGGATATAAGAACCGAGCAACTGGAAAAGTACCAATTATTCCTACAGTAGGTACTATTGATTATGGTTCAACTCCACAAACTAAACACGCCTATTCAGGAACTATTAGTACTGAAACAACAGTTAAGACTGGAAATGGTGGAAGATTTTATTTAGGAGATAGTATTGCTCATGGATATAAATCATCTGATAAAGGTAGTGGTATTACTAAAGTAGGAGCTACTCCAGCTCAAATCTTAGATAATATCAAAAAGAACCCAAATCAATTTAAAGGACAAACTGTTTATTTATCTTCTGGTTTATCAAATAATCCTAATGACATTGCTAGTGTAGATGAACAATTACAAGCATTATCATCTATGGGAGTTAAAGTTAAATTAATGGGTGTATCAAATTCATTTAAAGGTTCTACTAAATTAGGTACTCAAATGAACGGTCAATTACAAGGATTAGCTCAAAAATATAATGTTGAGTTCTTGGGGGGATTTACTCCAGCAGATAAAGCTAAAGTACACCCTAAGTATGATTTGAGAAATATTGGATTGGGGAAATAAATGATTGATTACCTACAAGGATTGAAAGATATTCTTGGATTAAATCAAGAACAAGTCCAAGAACAACAATATCAACCATCTTATACAGAACAATTAACTCAACAACTACAACAACAACCAGAACAAACAGTAACTAATTCATTATTGAATTATTTGGGTTACTCAACCCCGAACCAACAAAATCAGGGAATACCTTATGCTCAGAATAGCTCTCAGAATGGCTCAGGATTTGATTTAAGCTCTCTCCTAGCTCGTAGTACCAGTCAAACTCCAATAGTCCCTCAGAGTGCGAATTTGGGGCAGCAAATGCCATTGGTGGATTATTCTTCTGGTTCAAGAAAAAATAATTTTTCTGGTTCAGCATTAGACCAAGCAACAGCTATGATTAAAAAGCATGAAGGATTTAGAGCTGGTACTTATTGGGATGTTAATGCTTATAGACTTGGATATGGAACAGATACCATTACTAATCCTGATGGAACAGTAAGACGTGTAAAAAAAGGAGACACTGTTACCAAAGAACAAGCTGAATTAGATTTGAAACGAAGAACTAATGATTTTATGCAAGGAGTAGCTAATACTATTGGTGTTGATGCTTTTAATAAATTGCCTGATAGTGCTAAAGCAAGTCTTACATCTGTTGCGTATAATTATGGTAGTCTAAATAAATTACCTAATGTTATTAAAGCTGCTCGTTCTGGCAATTTACTTCAATTATCACAATCCATTCAAAATTTAGGTTCACATAATAAAGGTGTAAATCGTAAACGTAGAATGGAAGAAGCTCAATATTTTTTAAGAGGATAATATTATGGCAACTAATGGAATTATGTGGAGAGATGAACAACCATTAACAGATAATGCTGCTAGTTTAGCAATATCAGCTATGGGTAACGTAGCTAATGGTTTTCAAGCTCTTGGTGCTAATATTAATACAGGTCTTGACAGAGAAATTGCAAGACGTGATTTAATTGATGCTAAAAATAAAGCAGCAAATACTCAATTCTTAATTAATACTCTGAACCAAGCTGATAACTTAGATGATAAACGTGCTTTAATGCAATCAGGTTTTGGTAATATTGCTAATTTAAGAGGTCAATTAGGAGAGTTTGATGAAAGAGCTATTAATTCTGAATTAGCTCAGTTAGACCAAGGGATTAATAATAGATTTCTATCTCAAGATAGTTTGAAATTATCTACTCCTGAGGGAAGACAAGCATTATTAGATTTGAATACGGCTATTGCAGAGAATAATCCTAAAGCTATTCGTAGTGCAATGCAAAATGAAAATCTACCATTATCGTTGTTAGGTTCTGCTGCCAATGCTGCTAGTCAAACTGCTAGATTTAATACAGCAGAAGACCATTATAATCAAGAACAAGCATATAAGTTAAAACAATACGAAGACAATCAACAAAGTATTCGTGTTAAAGAACAATTAAAACTTAATGATGATTTAGCTAAGATTATTGCTAATCATGGTACAGCAGAAGCTGCTATGGTTACTCGTTCTTTAGCTGTAATGCAAAAATACAACTATAACTCATTTAATGAAATTCAAGCAGGATTAAACTCAAGTAATCAAGCTGAACGTGATAGAGCTACAAATGCTTTTAATGAAATGGGTAAAGAATGGGAAACTGTTGGTCAAAAACAGCAATGGCAAAAAATATTTAATCTTGGAGCTAAAGATTTTCGTGAAATGGGTATTCAATTACTTCAGAATAAATTTGCTTTTAATCCTGAAGTTAATAATCCTTCTGGTTCAGAACCAGTAACTCAAGCAACTAATCCTAATCTTACTGGTTCAAATTATGTTAATCCTACTACAGGACAACCAAGATTGATTTATACTCCTGAAGTGAGACAAGCAATTTCTCAGGCACAGCAATCACAAGGTACTATACCTAGTTCTACTGGTTCAGTAAGACAAGCTCTTATAGGACAAAACACAGACCCTATAGGAGGTTTAGTACAACGAACCAGTACAACAAATAGTCCTATGCAAAAACAAGCATCTGATGAGAATTTAGCTGGTATGCTTGCTGCTGCTGGATTGGATAGTAAAACACTACAGGGTATCGGTATTAATCCTAATATGGTAAATAGCAAGTCTGGTAGTTACACTTCAGGAGTACAAACTTATCAAAGTTTATCTCCACAACAACAAGCTAATATTCAACAAAAAGCTCATATGTTGGGTAATATTGAAAATGTTGTAATGGAAGAATTAGACCGTAGAATTAATCCTACTATTGGTGATGGTATTTCTCTTCCTATGCGTCAAATAATGAACCCTAAATTATCTGATGCTGAAAAGAATACAGCTAAACAAATGACTAAATATGCTTTAGGAAAAGATGAGGATACTGCTTTAGCTTACATCCGAAATAGTTTATTTCCAAATGAAAATAAAGGGATTGATAGTGTATTACCTGCTAGTACTGAATGGGCATTCTATGATAAAGCTGCTGCAAGTATTATTCAGGCTATTCGTAAAAATCCAAATAATCCTCATATTGCGGATATGGCTATTGGTTTGGTTAAATCTATGAAACCTAAGGATGGAGGTACTTATGCTAGATGGTTCTCTGATACTCCTGAAGCTGGTTCATTGATTGCTTCTTTGGAAACACTCTCTACCATGTCAAAAACAAAATATGATGAGATTGGCGTTCAAATTAGACAGGCACAAACAGCTTCTAAATTATCTCCAATTGACCGAGCTGCTTTGATTACTAATCCTAACGTTACTCCAGAGAATATGACTGAAGCTATTATGAATATCAATCCAGACTGGAATAGAATGATACGTCATAGTCAAGCTCAGAGACAAAAACCCCAAGGACAGACTAATAGAGAGAAACAGCAAGAACAAAAACGACATCCTGTATTCCGAGGCAACCCTACCTTTGGGATTTATGGATAAATAAAAACAGAGCCATGTTACAATGGCTCTTATTTTTTACCCAACCGTTAGTAAAGGAACAAACATGGCTATTGGTGCTTTAGATTATCTGCGTAATCGTTTAATGAACCCTGATGCAGATAACTTAACTGAAACTGATGATTTAATGGCACAGAAAGCAGCATTGTCTGCTAACATCTCTACCGATGAAGCTAGACAAGCTCTTATCAATGATGCTGTTAAACGTAGAACTGCTCAAATTAATTATGCCCAACAATTAACTGATAATTTGAACCAGCAAAGTAAGGATATGGGATTACCTTATGCTCCTGAAAGTTCAGTTAATATTCAAGCATTATCTCCCGAACAACGTTTGCAATCTTATATTAAAGGTTCAAATGCTGACCCAGAATTAGCTTTTGATTTGGAAAACCGTTCTGTTGATTATTTGGAAGCTAAATATGGTTCTGCTGTTGCTAATTATGCAAGTCAATTAGCTACACAAACTGCTGCTAATCTATCTCGTGCTACTTCCATTCTTCCTGAAGAAGCTCGTACAGGTAATGTATTAACTGGATTAGCTGGGGGTACTGTTCGTGGTACTCGTAATATTATTGGTACTGTTGGTTCACTTGGTATTATGGCGTTCAATGATGGAGAAGAAGAAGCAAATAAACTCCGTACATGGAATGAAGTACTTCAAGACCAAAATAAAGAAACTTCTGAGTGGGCTGGTTCAACTTATGGTTTTGATGAAGCTAAAAATGAAACATATCGTGGCATTTCTGAACAAGTAAAACAAGAGGTATTCCAGCGTATTGCTGCTCAAACAGGAGATGCTAAATCAGCTCGTAAACAAGCTACAGATATTGCTAACCAGTTTGATAGCAATATTAAAACCATCTCCAAAGAGGGAATGATTTTAGGTTTAGGAGAACAAGCTCCTCAAATTATTCTTGCAGTAATCTCTGGTGGTATTGGTGCTGGTATTACTGAAGCTGGTGCATTAGGTGTAAGTAAAGTAGTAGCTGAACAAGCTATTAAACAATTACTTCCTAAAATTGCTATGGCTGGTTCAATGATTGGTGTAGGTATTGAAGCTGGTTTACAGGATGGTATATCTGCTGCTTCTGATGCTACTATCGGTGTTTATGATTATTACAATCAAGCTAAACAAGAAGCTCTTAGTGGGGATAGTTCTAAACTTACTGAATTATTTAATTCAGAAGCTATGCAGAAACTTAAAGCTGCCAATCCTACTGCTACTGAAGATGAATTAATTGAATTAGCTGCTAACCAAGCTAAACATGAAGCTGGTTGGAAATCTGGTCTTTATACTGGAGCTTCTGCTGGTATTTTCTCTCCAGTATTAGGTGGTTTTTCTGGTAAATTATCTCAAGGTCTCTCTGCTAGAAATAAATTCCTAGCCCACATGAGTGCACCTTTAGTTGAGGGTGGTACGGAATATGGAGAAGAACTTGTTAATATTAAAACTCCACGTTCGGCTATTAATCGTGCATTAGGTGTAGAAGCTGAAGATGTAGATGCTTATGCTCATAATGATGCTATGCAAGCTGCTCAAATAGGTGCATTAGCTAGTTCTGGTTCAAGTATTGGTTCTGTAGGTCATGCAGTTAAAGCTATTGGTACAGCAGCATTTAAACCTATTGCAAATAAAATTAATGAAACCCATACCAAAGTAACTCAAGAAGCTAAAAACCAAGAAAAACAAGAACTGAACCAAGAACTAAAAGACTTGGGTGTAATCAATGAAGTTAATGCTATGGGTACTTCCGAGGGTACAAATCCAGATGGAACTACTGTACCTGCTATTGATGGTGTATTACCCAACAAAAACATGAGTAACAGTAATTTTGGTCAAGCTCTTAAATCAGCAGTAGAAGCTCATTCTAATATTACTGGTTCAGTAGATTATGGCGAATACCTACAATCTATGGCTCAAGAACGTTTGGATACCATTAAAGCTATTCAATCAGCAACTAAACAGGGTAAATCTCAAGAAGACATTAAACCTCTTACTGAGAAATTAGCTAACCTTGAAGCTCAACGTGAGAACTTACAAAAAGCATTAGAACAGGATATTAATGATGTCTACCCAAATGCAGAAAAGGCTTTTGTTTCGGTGGAAGAAGCAAAAGCTAAAGCAAGTGAAAAGATTTCAAGTATTAAAGAAGCATTTTCACAAGGTTTAATTTCTGAAGAACAAGCTAACACTCAAATTCAAGCTGCACAGGAAGAATACAAATCTGTTCGCGAACAATTTAAAGTTGATGATGCTGCATTTCAAGGTGTAATGCAATTAGCTAATAGCAAAATTTATGCAATGCTCTCTGATGATGTAACTCAAGATGAATTGAACCAATCTACTGAGAAATTATCTCTCAGTAGTTATGTTGGTTCTAAACCTACGTCTTTATCTGGTGTACTTTATTCTGCCAAGAAAATTGCTCAGTCTATTAAGACTTCTGGTTCAGAAAAAGATACTCATGGAGCTATTCATGCTTGGTTAGATGGATTATCTCAATTTGGTAAAGAATTTACTGCCGAGAACTCTAAATCTTATTTAACTGAAATTAAGAACTCTACCAATGATTTGATTTCTGCTTTACAAGAAAAAGGTTATTCTAATAAAACCCTTAATGCTCTACATAAAGCTATTAATCAAAATACTGATAATTGGTCTGGTTCACAAGCTAAAACCTTTTTAAACAAATTCTTTGTATCAGACAAAGCCAACAAAATGCCTAGTCTTATTTCTTTATTATCTGATGTTAATAACGGAACTAAAGGTAAACAGGTTAAGGCTCTGGCTCAACTTAAATATTTCCAATTATCTCAAAATCGTAAAGTACAGGCATTGAATGCTCTTAAAGATACTCCACTTAAAGATGATGGAAATACATTTACTCAACCAATTAAAGACATCATTACTGGTTATAATGAAAAAGGAAGTCCTTTATATTTAACTAATCAGTCTGGTAATCGTGCTTCATTTAATACTTTAAGTGGTCTTAATAAATATATTGGTACTCTTAAAAATGAAACCAATATGTTTAACGCCATTATTGACAATGCTGTAAGTAAAAAAACCAAATCTGAGATTACTGGTTCAGACCAAAATTCTCAGTCCCAAACCCAATCTCAAACTCAAACTGTAAATACAGCCCCTGTAAGCTCTCAGGAGGCTGGTTCAACTGTTTCTGGTACAAATCCTCAGACTGCATCTCAAACGCAATCTGAGAGCGTTTCTGCGCCTAAAAACAGTACTTCTGAAAAACAATCTGAACTAGAGAAAAAACCTGCTGAGGGTCGGTCTATGAAAGAGTTGGTTCAGGATTTGCATAATATCAAAACTATGAATGATATAAATGCTTTATCTCACGAAGTAGAACAACATCAAGGTTTGAATAAAAAACAGTATGAGTACTTAACTAAGCAATTAGCCGATAAACAACACAGTATTAAACAACAAGAGAAAGCTGATACAAAATTAAACACTAAATCTGAACCAGTAGAAGAACAAACTATTGAACCAGAAAAACAAGATACTGTTGAAAAAACTGAAACTAATTCTGAACCAGAACAGGAACAGCAAGAAACAGAAGTGTTAGATGAAAATACTTCTGATATTGTTGTACCTGAACAAACTACAGAACAGAAATCAGTTACTAAAGAAATTCAATTAACTGTTCTTCAAGACTTGTTTAAAAACACTAAAGCTATGTCTGAACAAACTAAAGCTCAATTTGGTGTAAATGACAAAATTGTTCGTGATGGATTATCTCAAAAAGCTATTGATGAGTTATCAGCTAAAGGGTTTAGTATTGATGAGAATTTAGTAGATACTCACACTATCCAATTACATGAGAATACTGGTTCAGTATTTGAGTTAGCTACTAAACTTAAAAATGAGGGTTATACAGAAGAAAATGTTAAATCTTTTGTTCAGGCATTAAATCCTGAAATAACTGAAGATAAATTATCTGAATTATTAAATGAAGATAATAAAACTCAAACAAATCTCTTTGTAGAAACTTTTGTTGATACAATGAAAGATGTTATTCGTTACTTAAAACAAGGTAAAAATAGAACTCTTGAGGCTAATATTAAAGGACATTTAAATTCTGATATTGAAACGTTTAATGGTTTTTCTAATCTGGTTCAAGTAAATGAAAACAATGAAATTACATATCCTGAACCAGTAATAGTAGGTATGGCTAAAGCTGTGTTAGGTTTTAATATTGAGAACCTAAATAATGGTCATGGTAATGCCAAGTTATTAAGAGAAGAATTTAAAGATAAAGATATTAGTATTGTAGCTAAGAATGTTGTTCCTTTTGCTACAAGTTCTAGTACTAAACAAGGTAATAAGAAAGCAGTACATCAAAATGCTTTAAATGAAAATGGAGAGAAAACTTTTACTACTGATGTAACATTACCAGTTAATGATGCTTCTTTGTCTTTATTAGCAACTCCTATGTATTCTGCTATTGAAGATTTAGGTAGAGATATGCTATCTGGTATGAATTTAAAATTCAAACCAAATACTCCCTCAAATATAACTACAGCATTACTTCAATCATTCGGTACTGAAGTTATGGGTATGTTGAAAGCTAAACATTTGGTTGATGAGTATCGTGTTATTACTGACCAAGACACTGGTTCATATCAAACATACATTGGTGCTAGTTACAATAATACATTTACAACTCATTTTCCTAAAAATAGTTTAAGAGCAATGCAAATGTTTGTACGCGCTCAACGTGGTAGTGTATTACAATCAGATGCTAATGTAACTAAAGTATTGGAAAATTTAAATAAAGCAAATGACCTTAATAAAGGTTGGATTGTTAATGCTCTTTCATCAGCTAGTATTGCTAAATCTGAAGCTGCTAAAACAGTATTCAATGATTATCGTAAACAAACTGGCTATACTGTAACTACCGATACTAAAGGAAATAAAGCTAATTTAGACCAAATTCGTGATAAATTAAAAATCAAACCTAATGCTCTAGTGAATGCTCTTCAAGCATTTAATAATGTACCTTACAAACTTGATAAAACATTTGGTAATTTGTTTAAATACAACCAAGAGTTTATTAAGAAAGCTGCTGGTTTTGTTACTATTGATAAGAACAAAAATACTGATATTGTTGCTGAAAGTCTAGAAGCTCGTAATGCAATGATTGAACGTTCTCTTGGAACTATTGCTAATTTGATTTCTGAAGCTGAAAGTATCAATAAAGATGATATTTCTACTGCAAACTTCTTTATTGACCATTTCACTACTGAGACACAACGTTTAGCTCAAGTAATGCAAAACAATCCGCAAGCTAACAAACTGGTTCGTGAGTTCTTACGAGTACATAGTAGTTCTTTTGATGCTATTCAGGATTTGTTTACAGAACATGGTCAAACACTTGATTTGGACTTCTCTGATGTCCAAGGCTTAGTGCGTCCCATTGAAGCTAAATTCCGTCTTCCTGATGCTCCTGAGACTGGTTCAAGAGATGTTAATTTCTTGGTTCAACAAGTACGTTCTTTAGGCAAACGAGCTTATAAAGGACGTAAATTAGGACAAGATGCCCAGCAAGCCTATCAGGTGCAAGCAGGATTGATTTTAGCTCTTGCACAGGGGTTAGGTATCAAAATTGAGAAACTGCGTTCTGAGAATATCCTGAACCAGTTAGAACAGGTATTTGCAGAGAACCCTTGGATAGACCAATTAGCTGATGAGTTATGGGAAGCAAATCTTAATCCTGAACACAAAATCAATCCAGAACTGGCAGATAAATTAGCTGAGTTCTCTGGGTATAGTATGGGCTCTATGCGTACTCTTTCAGCTATTGAGGCTTATGCTCGGTATAAACACCAACCAGTTAAAAATGGTAATAGAGTTAATTACTTTGAATTTAATACCTATCTTGAAGCTGATGGTATCGGTAATGGTATGTCTAACTTAGTAAGACAATTTACTGTTGGATTTACTCCAAAATACTTTAAAACTTTAAATGCTGTGGGTATTACTACTCTAAATCGTATGTATGACATCATGAAAGGTAAAGGTAAGAAATTAACTGATTTAGCTAATGAAGACCCTGATACTATCAGTAATGAAATTTTAGAGGGTTCTGCTGGACAATTTGACCCAGAAGAAGCTGCTAAGATTGATGATGTGTATGAAGCTGTTGCTAAGTATATTTCCAATACAATTAAACAACAATTAGGAGATATGTCTGTTTTTGGAACATTAGATGAAAATGTAACTGTTCAAGATATTTTAAATTTCAAACCTAAAGTGGAAGAACGTATTAAAGAGTTAAAAGACTTAATTCGTAATGCAGGTAAATTAGATGTATCTAATTTAGAAGAAGAATTGATTTTAAGACAAGACCAACATAAAGTACTTAATGCACTTAATACTCTGGTTCAGATTAATACATTAGGAGTTCTTGGAGTAACTTCTACTGATATTAATTCCTTGCAAGATATTCTTGATATGAAGTTTAATGACTTATCTTCTATGGATAATGGTTTATTAAATCTCTCTATTAAACGTAATCTTGCTAAGTTAGGTGTAACTCCTGCAATGTATGGTGGTCAGTTGAATGGCATTAATAACCAAGTAATGTCAGATATTGTTTCGTCTGTACAAAATAAAATTAATGAACTAATTGGTCAAGATAAATCCAAAGCTGAACCAGCAATCAAAGTATTAAATTCTTGGTTCAAATCTGTTGATTTGGATTTAGAGATTAAATCTACTGATTTAGAACATTTAAATGCTATTAGCGGTAAACTATTCAATAATAGAAAATCAGTAGGTTCTCAGTTAAGAAATGGTATTTCTCAATTCATTTTTGATGGTGTTCAAGACGTATATGGAGAAAGCTTATCTCATGCAAATAATCTTATTGCACTGGATACTCCTGCTACTCGTGCATTTACGTTTGAAGTAATTAATCGTTATAAAGCTGCACAAAAACAACGTAATAAACGATTAGGATACTCAGATACTGACCCAAGACGTAATGATGCTTTAACTAAAAAAGAACTCCAATCTTTGATGAAAGATTTGGAGACTATTCCTGTTGTTTCTACAGCATTCAGTCAAGGTGCAATTACTATTGATGATATTCTAAATGAGGGACATCTAGTAGCAAAAGATACGTTTATTTCTTCTGAATTAGGAGGACAAACTTCTAATAATGTATTTGATATTGCAGGGGAAAATACTAATGTTCCTCAAGCTGTATCATTTGCTTTGAACCTAACTCAAAAACTGAAATTAATGTCTGCTGGTGGAGCATTAAACTTCACTAATACAGTAGTTTCTACTGAGAGTATGGTTCAAGTAGTTGTAAATAAACTTCTTGGTTCATTAGGTAAAGCTCTTCATAACGTATATGATGGTTTAGATGCTGATAGTAGATTAGCTAAATTAGTTGGTGTATTGGCAAATAAAGCCCATGACCAAACTCATAAACAAACTAATCTCCAAGAGAGCTTATTCCATAGATTTAACCGAGCTAATTTACAGGAATATTTTGAAAATACTTCTGCAATAGATAAAGCACTATCTGGCAAAGAAACTGAATTTACTCAAAAAGATTTAGTTGCTTTGGATACTATTATGTCTATGCTCAACACTAATCCAGAAACTAAAGTATCTCGTAGTTATACTGATAACTGGTTCAATGAAGCATTACTTAATGGTTCTGCAATGGTTCAATTGGATAATGATGTTATTCAGAAAATTGAACAATTACGAGATAATTTTAATGATGGATTTAAAGGTATTGTCCCTAATATTTTAAATTATATTGCCAAAGGTGCAGCTACTGCTCATGCAGTTAAAGCTGTAGAACGTCAAATACTAACCTATAACGTGAACCAGTTTGCTGGAGCTAATAGAGGTATTTTGGTTAATGCAAAAGAATTATTTAAGAAAGAGGGTATTGCTAAACGATATGAAGACTATGTAAATCGCAATCAAGATAAGAGTTGGACTTCTGAAGAAATGATGTCTAATTTCTTAGCAAATGATGCTGAAGTACAAGCTGTTTATAAAAAAGCATTTAATCAGAAACTAAATGAACTTTTGGTAAATCATTCAGAAAACACTTCAGAGATTAAACATGGTTCATCTTTAAAAGATACTCTTAAATCTCTTAAAGTAAATGATAAAACTATTTCAGGAAAGACATATAATGCAATTTCTGATTTAGCTAGTTCAGTATTGTCTGATGATTTGAAAGTATTTACTGATACTGCTGAATTTATTGAAGCAATGCAGAACCAAGGCTATAACACAGATTTTGCTTTAAGTAATAATCCTGATGGTATGTTTGTACCTAATGTTGGTATTTATGTGAACCAGCAATCTCAGGCTGATAGTACTAAAACTCTTATTCATGAAACTATTCATGCAATCATGAATAACTCTTTGGACAGATACTATAGCAATAATATGGAGGGAATTTCAAAACAAGAACAACAAGTTATTCAAACTCTGGTTCAGAATTTGGAAAGTAATGCTAATAAATTACTTCGTGCATACAATACTGACCCAGTAGTAAATGAGCTTCTTGGTTCAGATTTAAACACTATGGATTACTTTGCTAATTCTAATACTCCTGCTGCTTTGTCTGCTGTTTATCAGAAAGTATTTGGACAAGAAAGTTCTGCTCAAGAGAAATACAATTTCATGCAAGAATTTTTAGCTTATTCTCTCACAGAGGATAAGTTACTCTCTCGTATGTTCTATTCTAATAAAGTAGATACTGGTAAAGCTAAAGGTTGGGATTTTATCAGAAGTATCTTCAAACAAATTAAAGACACTCTGAGTAAATTCTTCTTTGGACAAGACCATAATAGCCCATTAGTAGATAAATCTATGTTATTTGATGTTCTTGGTTCAATGACCGCTTTAGCTAATTTCAAAGCTCCGAACCAGTCTAATAACCTGAACCAAGTAAATTACTCTGCTAATACTTCTGGTTCAAACAATCCAGTACATGAGGGACTATTAAATAGAATTTCAGGGAACATTCAAACTATTGTTGCTTCAAATATTAGCTCATCTCCTGAAGCTCAGTTACTTTATGCTGAAAATGCAATGAGTAACCAATTTAGAAACAATACAATGTTTGACTTAAGAAATACTGGAATTAATGTTACTGCTTTAGAAGAGAGTACTTACAATCAATTAGCTCCTGTATTTGAAGTAATGTTTAATGGTGGTAATTCTGAATTAAGAACTGAAGCTGATAAAGTATTCAGTCAGATTATTAAATCAATTCAGGACAATACTAATCTATTTACAGCAGAACAATTTAAGTTAATTTTTGGTACTGGTTCAAACTTTAATCTTGCTAATTCAATGGCAATGATTGCAACGAATCAAAATATTCAGGATAAACTTAAATCTTTACCTAAAGCTAAAAAGAATTTGGTTTCTAATTTAGTTGATAAACTCACTAATGTAACTACCTTTTTAGAAGCTAGTAAAGAAATTAGAGACTTTAAAGATAAATCTACTGTGGAAAAAATTGCTTTAGCTTCTTCAGTATCTCAAGTTTCTAATCAATTAAATAAAGCATGGCAATTAGACCAAGCTCAAAAAGAATATGCTAAATGGCAAGACCGTAATGATATTCTTGAAGCTGTTAAAGACCATACTGAAAGAATGCACTTACCTAAATCATTTAGTGCAGCAGCAACATTCTTAGTAAATGAATGGGCTAATACTGCTAATCTGAATGGTTCTGAAGCTGATGTTGATAGTATGGTAGGCAAAGCATTACAACAGTTTGCTGATTTATCTTCTATGAGAGCTGGGAGACCTACTTTAATCTCTAAACTACTGAGACTAATTCTTCAAGCTCGTGAACATACTCAGTTTATTTATGATGCTCGTGCTAGATTTGCAGCAACTGTAGAGCGTGTTCGTGAAAGAGCTAGGAATATTATTCCTGTGGTAATTGAAAATGCTTTTGGAGAAAATGTATTTAATGAAGAAATGGACAATCATTTAGCTAATGCAGCTATTCCTACTGAATTATTCCATTTATTTGATGGTTCAAATCTGAACCAGATTGGAGAATACTTAACAGATGAGACTAAACGTCAAGATAAAATTGATGATTTAACGAATCAGTTATCTCAAGTACTTGGTTCACAGTTTAAACCTAATGATGTACCTAAAGTTCTTAACTGGATTACATGGCAGTCAAAAGGTTTAGGTAGTTTAATGATTAATCGTACTGCTAAATCAGGACATGAAAGTGTATCTCATAATATTCTTCCTAATAGTAGAGCAATTGCAAGTTTGAAATTATTACCAATGAAACATGATTTCAGACCAGAAGCTATTAAAGAACGTATTGATACTCTTGAACCAGTAATTAGACAATTAGTTACTTTGCATTCATTACAGTATGTTGACGAGACTTCTCGTAAAGAAGTAGCTGAATATATTAAAAACTACCCTGAGGGCATGACAGAGCTATTCAATGCTCATAACTCAGTATATGAGAACTACGCTTCCAGCAATAAATACTCCCTTCTGGGAACTCAAGGATATGTTCACTCTGAAAGCGACCCAAATGTTGATATTCAGATTGTGTATCCACAAACCAAAGAACATACCCGATTGCGGGCTCTGGGATACGCTCAGATTGCAAATCTCAAGGGTACTGGTATGGTAGTACTCCGAACTGATGTAAGCCCTATAAAACGCCTCCAAACAGGCATTCTGGGTAAAACTGAAAGTACAGTGTTTGGGACTTCTCTCCGAACCAATGAGGCTCTTGGTTCGTTTGCTGGTCAATGGTCTGGTTCAGAAGATACCAAACAACATATCAATGCTTTGTTATCTGCTGGTAAGAAAGCAATGTCAGACCCTAATTATTATGAGAACCTTGGTTCAGAAGTAAGTATTCAGCCTGTGATTGATGGTTCAGGAAATGTTAAACATTTCTCTGTGGATTTACCTACTAAAATGAGAAATGATTTAATTGCAACACATGAAGCTGGTATTCAAAGTATTGGTAACTTACATGGACGTATTTCTGAAGAAGTAGTAACTCAAAACATCAATATTGAAAATATTAAGGCATTAAACCAAGCCTATAAAAATTCTATTGATAAGATGAGTTATATTAAGATTGATGGTAAATTGAAACCTAAATCTGATAGTAAAGTTGATAAAGCATTTGCTAAATCAGTAAATGAGTTTTACTGGAGCTTACCTGAAAGTACTCGTGATTATATTGAACAGCATGGCTTATATGTTTACCGAAATGAATTAGACAATGTGATTGGATACCATCAACATTCAATTACTGATATTTATACAGGTAAATCTACTCTTCCTGAACCAGTACAACAAGCTGCTAAAGGTTTGTTTGGTGTATTCGGTTTAGTTGGGATTAAGCCTATTAAAGCTGTTTCTACTATTGAACAAGGTACTAAAGAGTTTGTCTCTTGGGGTAAAGATATTATCCTGAATAGAAGTTTAGTTGTAGCTGCCCAGAACTTAATTTCCAATGCAATTCATTTAGTGTCAGTGGGAGTTAAACCTAAAGATGTAGTGAGCTATGCTAAAGAGGGTTTGATTAATGCTCAGAATTATGAAAGAAATTTCACAAGAGCATTGGAATTAGATTATAAATTAAGAAACTCTACTTTGAACCAAGAACAAAAGATGTTAATGGAACAAGAGTATGCTTTCTTAGAAGATAGTTTAACTAATAATCCTATTGCTCCATTATCAGAAGCTGGATTAATGACAAGTATTGCTGGTGCTGCTGGTTATGAACGGTCATTAGAAGCAATAGCTGATTTTAGTTTAGCTCATAAAGTAGGAAATAAATTAGGAATTAATAAATACCGTAATAAGTTTGATAAAACCAAAGCAGGTAATATTATTAATAACATTCTTATTTCCAAAGAGAGTAGAACTCATGAAATTATGACTAAAGCTCTTGATTATGGTGATTTGGTTGCTAAATATGTTCTGTATAAACATTTAACAGAAAATAGAGCATTTAAATCTGAACGTGCAATGAATGTTGTTCGTGAAGAATTTGTGAATTACTCAATGAATAGAGGAGCAGGATTTGATTATCTTAACTCTATTGGAGCTACTTGGTTTGCAAGTTATGCTTTAGGTATTCAAAAAGTAATTTATAAGATGTTGAGAAGAAATTTGTTAAGTACCTTAGCTACTTATTCTGCTGGTTCAGCATTAAAACACATTGAACCAACAGGATTACTAAGTACAGTACCACAACAGAATATGTTTGAAAGGTCTTGGGATTACACTACCAGCCCAACAAATATGTTTAATGCTTTGGATAGTCATTACTTGGATAAATTATTCCACATGATGTTCTGATAGTGATAAAAGAAAGACCCCCCCCGCGTGGCGACGCCGCCCCGCGCGGGAGTTACGCAGTGTCGGCGGGATCGTCCGGGTTGTGATCTGAT